CACAATTAGTCCTCGTTTAGGAGTATTTATACAAAAAAGTATTTATAACAAACTTATCGTGCCAAATTAGGCTATTTCTGACGAATCCTCTTCCTCAGAGACCTCAGAGCCTAGGACATCGTCCACTTCTTCGTCGGACATCTCCATGTCAACTGGTTCGACACCATTGAAGATAGTGTCTGCTACCGCGACCTTTTCGGCGTCTAGGGTGTCTTGCATTTTACCACCTAAGATACCATTGAACAGTTCTTGTGCAGAATTATAATCTCCACCTTGAAGTGCGTTTACAAAATCTAATGTTGGGGTTGTTTCTACTTCACTCATTATCACATTTCCTCTTCTTCGTCTGAACCGGTTTTCATTCTCGGCTTCAACTTGGTTGGACATCTCTTCGATATCGTCATCATTAAACATCATTACGTTTTTCATTACCCACTCACGTGAGAAGTATTCACCGACATAACTAGATACTTGATCCATAGTCTGTAGACGTTCACGCAGTAGTTCTGCATCTTTCATCTCAACAAAGTGGTTGTCTCTGGAGTAGTCGATTTGCATCTGACTTTTCCACTCTTCCCAGTCTTGTTCTGTGCATATAGCTTTCAGAATAAGTTGTTTCTTTAAAATCCCAAGGAACAAGTGAGCAAACTTTTTACGTAGACGGTCAATGAACTTTTGGAACTTGACTTCGTCACGGTTGATCTCGGTGGTTCTTCCTAGAGAGAATTGAGACTCTTGCTCTAAACGGTTTAACGGAACGTTCAATGAACGATATAACTTCTTTTGGAAATAAATGATATCGTCAATCTGTCCTAGGTTTTCTCCGCCTGGCAAGGTACTTATCTCTGTGCCACGTCCGCCTTCTCGGCGAGGTAACCAGAAGTCTTCGAGCATAGACATATGTTTGCGGTCATCTTTGATCTCACCACTGTTTGCGTCATACACGATTTTGTTTCGGTATCTCGCCATAATGTCTTTAAGATGTTGCTCTGCTTTACCTTTAGGCATATTACCTACGTCAATATAGAAGATACGACGTTCAGGTGCACGGGCCATCCGATAGATGACTAGTGAGTCTTCCATCATGCGTAGTTGGTTTACTGGTTTCATTGCCTTCTGTAGATACGACAGTACGCGTTTCTTACTGGTGTCTAGAAGACCTGAAGTGACATACGAAACAGAATCCGGTGTCAATCTAATACCGTTGTTCGCACCGGCACGCTCCTGATAGATGTAAAAGTCGTTTGTTACATCAACGACCTTCGCGCCTGTCTTAGCGTCCTTTTTGTATAGCACTTCTTTTACTTTACGAATCTTGGTTGCGTCGACAGGCCGGCATTCTAAGATACCCCCTTTAGGATTAGATTCGTTAACTATTAGATGATGATATAATCTTCCGTCAACATACCATGAACGGAACATGTCATGACCATATTCTTCAAAGTTTAACATGGATACAACACCATCAAACTCTTCAGATATAGTCTTTTTAATTTTATCGGGAGCTTCAACCTTATCTAGGTTGATAGTTACTGAACTTTCTAATTCGGATGAAACGATTGATTCGTTGATGATATCTTCGATCGCAGCATCACACTCTGGGTGTTCTGCCATAATACGATATTTTTTAATTAACTCTTGGTTATCTTTTGCGCCAGTGCCTTCCATGTCGACATACTGACCGAAGTAAGAACCAGAGGCAGTGACATACCCAGCACCGTCCTCATCCACTTTAGGGACAATAGAAGTTGCTTTGTCATCTTCCTTGTTTGCGGTTTTGGATCTCTTTATCTCAAATCCAAACGCTTTAAACAAATTGTTGTCTGCCATAATATCCTCTTAATAATAAATTGGGGGTGGAGAACCACCCCCTTTCATATACTTATAATACTATTAACTAGTGGTATCTGACTCCCAGTATTGTACTTGAAACTCTACTGTGAACTCTTCGACTGTATCATTGGTTTCATAACTTAGATCGATTGCCGAAACATTTGTCGGAAAACAACCACGGAAGTTATATGTCTTTAATACCGAACCATCTTTATCTAACTGATCAACAATTAGGTCTGCTTGGTAAGCGACAGGATTAGTGATACCCGTATTGGCGCTGTGACCATTCATACCGTTCATCCACTTTTCCATGGCGTTACGTGTAGTGAAATCGGTATCGTTGATTACTGTAACTGTCCACGGTTCGAATGTACGGTCGCCCGCAATCTTCAACTGTCGACCACGGAAAGGAACTTCGATAACGTTTATAAGAGAAGCTGGTAATTGAGCTCCCTTACACATGAAAGAAGTTAGTTCAGCATCACCGCCAGCGTATGCTGGGAAGTTAACTGTTGCACGGAATAAATTTGGACGTGCACCACCACCTTTTAATTTTGCTTTAAAATCGTCTACTCTTAATGACATGATTATACCCCTTATACTGTGCCGACGACTTCTTCAAACTCAACACCAGATCTAACAGCTACGAAGTTTAAGGTTACGTAGTTGATTGAACGTGCTGGTTTAATGAAGCAAGTTGCGATGAATTCGTTGCGGTCAACAACTTCTGCTGTATTATTTGTGTCATCACAAACAACACGGAAGTCAGTGATACCACGACGACCCTGAATTTCCCGTAGGAATGGTTCTACGATGTTTACGAATTCTGCACGAGTAAACTCATCGTTGAATTCGAACATTACGTTTTCGCCAGCTTTGCTGATCGCTCTTTCGATAACTAAGAATAGTCTACGAACGTTGATGCGATCAAATGCAGATGGACGTGTTTGGTGAGTCTTGTCACCAAATAACATGACACCTTGGCCAGGAATGCTAACAATTGGATTAATACCCTTCTTGTATAATTTATCACGCTCTGTTTTGCTAGGATTAACCTTCAGTTCGGTAACACCTAGATATTGTCCACGACGTGAACCTGCTGGTGAGAACCAAGGAGCAGAGACTGCGTCTGCAGCTGCCATAACACCTGCTGTAGAAGATGCCGCTGGAATGAACTCGTACTTATCCTGATACTTGTTGTAAACCTTAAACCAGTTTCCATCAACGATCAAGTAAGATGAAGGTGAATTAAGTGTGCTAACGTATGATATCATAGCATCAACATCACCTATAGTTGGGGAAATTACCGCAACACAATCCTTACGAGAGGTAGCAATCTCAACAAGTTTTAAATGTACTTGTTGCGCTTTGTCTTGACCACCAGCTGGCGAGATTAAGAAATCTATCTGAATAGCTTCCTTGTTTAGGAATACATCAAATGCAGCTGCATATTCGGTCACTGCAGCTTCTACACCATCGTCACCACCACTCAAGGTAGATGATCCTGCTGTTGGAACTCCGGAAACAGTGATCCAAGAAGATCCTGCATTAATAACGTCTGTGACGAAATTAGTAGTTCCATTAGGATTTCTAGATCCAGCAATAGTGGATACAAATTCGTATGTTTCAACAACGACTTCGTTTTGAATTACGATAACGTGAACTTCATTAGCTTGTGGTGCTGCTGTGAAGTAACCTTCATAGGCCCAAGCACTGAATGCCGAAGCGTCTGCTGTATCTATTTTGATTGTATCGCCAAGCTTGCCGAAGTATTTTGCTTCGAAAACACCTGCCGAAGATTTTCTGTAACCTTGGTATGCTGGGACTAGAGGAGTTACTTCAGTTCCGTCAGAATCTAGAACTGCTGGAACTTCTGGGATGTCTGGTCGATCTGCGCGAACTACAAATGCGCTTGAAGAGTATTTCAGGAAGTATGAAGCAGAAAGAAAATCTCCTGCATATGCATCTCCTGATAGTGGGGATCCAAAAGTAGACGCCAATTCTGATTCGTTACCGATCAAGACTGGTGTGTTCACTGGGCCCCAATTAAATTCGCCTACAATAGCACCAGTAGTAGAAGTGACCGCAGGCACATTGCCTGTTAGATCGATCTCTCTTACTGTTACTGCTGGAGACTCTGAAGATAATAGAGTCATGATAGTGTCCTTCTTTAGTTAAGGTATAATAAGTTAGTCATAATACGGAATTCTTTCTCAATAGTTCTATTTATACTTATTGTAAATTTACCAAGCTTCGGGGTCATATGTCGCCCAATCCATGCTATATGGGTCGCTTTTCTCGACGGGAGAAATATTATCTAATCCGTTGTCGTAAATCCCAAATGGCAATACATCGTCATCAATCTCTTTCATACGTTGATCAAATAACATTTGTTTTATGTTCACATCGGTCATATCACCGAAAGACTGTGTGCTAACAAAATAACCAAACATCACTAGATTCATCATTAAGTCATCGTGGTTACCAGTCGAAGCTTCGAAAGATGTTCCTTTAGATATGAAAGTCGACACCTCCATAATAGTATTCTCATCAACGAGATCTAGTTTATGGTTTTCTATGATATCCTTAATAGACGAACACCCGATTCGTTTAACCTTTCTGTCCATACGAATACCAATGGAGTCTGCCTTGATTGCTGACTCTAAGTGGATGTTCTCATATTCTAAATCTTGATACAACCCAACACACACCACCATTCCTTGATCGTTATTTTCAATAACAGCATATGCTTCATTATATGCAGTGGCATATTTGTAAATGATATTAGGATATAGTATCGGGGATATTCTATTGTTGCGATAAACGCAGACTTGTTTAAATGGCTGTACCGAAACATCGAAGATATTAAATGTAGAATAATCCTGACCACGCCCTTGACAAACATCTACGGTCATGATATACTGGTGATCTTCGATTGTGTCTTCATAGACTAATAGGTCACCACCTTCTAATCTTCTAATAGGTTCTCTAGCACGTAAGTCAAGAAGTACTTGACCCTCAATAAGAGTATTACCAGTACCAAAGAATGTATTACCAAACTCTTGGTCAAACTGTAACTGCGAAGTGTTTGCGATAGTTTGTGCTTTCCACTTCTCATCTCTGCCAGGCACATCCCACCAATCCACACGGAATGGTTTATATTCATTGACCTTCTGTACTGCACCTTCCCATATCTTCTGGTAAGTATTACCGATACCGTTTGCGGTACTTGTTATGATAACCTTTGTGTCAACACCAGATGAGATTACTGGGTATGTAGAAGTGTAGAACTCTGCTGCATTCTCTACGAATGCAAACTCATCTAGGAACAATAGGTTGACCGACATACCACGAATAGAAGACCCAGACGTTGCTGCAGCAATGATTCGTGAGTTGTTAGAGAATTCTATAGACCCTTTGTTGAGTGCCTTACATCCAGGCTGGAGGAAGAATGGAAGATTCTCTAACATCAATGTCACACGGGATAACATCTCACGTGCAGTCGCACCTTTGTTAGCAAGGATAGTGACAGTCTTCTCTGGGTGGAATAGAGAGTACCATAGGATGTAACCTACAGACGATATAGATTTACCGGACTGTCGACAAGCAAGAACGATGGAGAATCGATTATCATTGAAGTGGTTAAACATCTCCTCTTGATAATCATATAACTTAAAAGGTACTAGACCTCTATCTAGGTGCACGACCTTAACATACTTTTTACAAAAGTAAGCAGGGTTATTCATACACTTCTGGTATTCGCGGAGTTGCTTCTTATCCCACTCCTCAGACACACCATCACGTTTAACTTGGGGATTTCCCAGATAAGAATTCTTAGTGAAGGATGCCATCAATCTTCTTCTTGATCAATTACTTTTTCATCAGCCAAAGGATCACCCAGAAGCATACGTTGAAGTTCAGTAGTAGACCCTACAAATAGATTATTATTAGTTGTTGCACCACCTTCGGATGAGGGGGTGTCTTCTTTGGTAATTTCTTTTTGTTTCTTGTTCAGATCCATTAACTTATCGTTAACGTCAGAGATACCTTTGATCATACCAGAAAGAACTTCGAACGCACGAGGGTGTTCCGACTCTCGTGCAACTTCAATCATTAACTCTAAAGACTCCCGACCTTTTTCGATTAGGTCGTAGTAAGTCTCTCTTGAATATTCATAATCTGTAGCTATATTTTTATTCTGCTCGTCTTTAACCACGGCAGGGATATTACTCGAATCACTCATTATATATGGCCTAATTATTAGGGAAGATTATATCTGTACTGAAACCGTAATCACTATCCGGACTTACGTCTATCGGTGTCGGTGTAGTATTTATAGTTTCCAGTAAACTTTCTTCGTCATCTATATTTATCAGATTTAGATTGGTATTTACTTCACGGATTATTGGTGACGTAATCTCCGGCCCATAGAAATTAACTCTCATTTCAAAGTTAAGAGTGTATATTATTGTACGCCTTTGCTCTATTGGCCCCTCGAAATCGTCTTGGAAATCTAGACCAGTGAGTACTATAGGAACATCTTCTTTGATATCTGGTTGATCCGCAAAAGGTTTTACGGTCAGTGTGTATTGAGGTGCGAAGTATGGTATAATCTGTTCAACAACTTGTAATGCATCATCTTGAGATTTAGCATACACTGATAACGAGAAAGAAACATTATACGGAACACCGACATATACCTTACGTTGCGTTTCGTTCCCAGAAGATACGATTCCACCGAACCCATTTACTTTAGGTAGTTGACGTGCTGCGTCATATGCGATAGAGGTTATCTCGAACGACATACGAGGAAGCTTGATAGCAACTCTACGCTCTGCTTGTTCTCCGTTACTCATCTCTTCTAGACGTTCGATGAACGACCTTTTAGGTGCATAAGATAAAGGTACCTTTACTTGAGATAACACCTTGCCGTTTGAGTCTGTTCTCAAAACGTGTAGGTCATTAAACATTGACCCAAATACAGCAACGCAAGTACGAACGCGTTTATGGTAAAAGTGTCCTCCCATCATGACGATAAATCTCCAAACGGATTGGACTCAGAGAAGTCCACAAAATCATTAGCAAAATCATCAAACACTTTATTCTGTGAAAGTGGTTGAATCTCATTTATTCCTTCATCGAAAGATACTGGAGTGAGAGATGCGTTACTTCCCACTATTGGACGATCTGTCGCCCAAACATGGTAGTTACCATCGTCAGCACCAGTGTGTGCAATTCTTAACAGACGAGTCTCCGAATTAAAAGATGTAACTTCGCCTTCAATCACATAATCGCCAAACGTCTGAGTTACATTTTCGCCTGGCTCATAATAGAATTCACTTTCAGATGTTTCCATAACAAGTTCGAATTGGAATGCAGCCTCCGATTCAACTCTATCAATACCTTCGATACCTGTGTCGAAGTCCTCATCAGAGTACTCGAACAACTCACATTGCATACGGAATAGTGGTAGTTGAGATAACTGATAGAACGGAGTTTCTGTCTCGACCTTTTTTACCTCGAATAAAGATTCGGATAACGGGAGATAGATAACATCACCTTCTCTAGGACGGAATTGATTATCGGCAAGACGATCGCCTACCAACTCTCTCCACCGACGACGTGCAATGACAAAGGTAGACTGGTCTCGGAGTTCGATACCAAACTTAGTGAATAGATCTCCTTCCCCATCAAATGCTTCAGTGTTTTCAATATACACTTCTACTTTATAGGCGTCCGAGAACTGTGACTGGATGCTGTCAAGGAAGATGTCTTCTCTTTCCACGACTTCCCGTGGGAGATAATAAACGTCCTGTCCGTAGAACTGGATCGCTTCAATAAGAATATCTTCGTAGAGATTCTGTTCCGGTCTGTATTTTTGACTTATATATGGATTAGTTGCCATCAATTACCCCATGAAGAACATAGGCCCTTCATCTTCTTCGTTACGAAATTTTTCCATGAGCCTATCAATATCCGCAAGGGAATCTTCATAGATCAAACGTGCGTTGACCGTAACACCGCCGGGCAGTGTCATACCATCAAACTTAATTAGATTAGTACCCCACTGACGTTTAATCAGTGCAGTAGCATATTCTTTTAAGAACTTGTGATTCCAGAGGGAATTGTATTCGTTTATACTACTATCTGGGTTACGTATGGCATAAACTTCGAATATTATAAAATCATCTAGTTTCAGATTAGTTTTAGAAACATGTAGGTTTATACGATTATATTGACGATCAAATGTTATTTGTGGATGACCACCCAGTTTCATGTCGAGTAGAGATAGTGATTGTTGCATCTGTTCGTAATGTGCAAGATCCCCTAGTAGACCACCACCATTAGCAAAGTCGCTAATAGTATGGGACATAAACTGCCATGCATCACTGAACCAACCTGAGTGTGCATTACTAAAACTCATCGGTATCATACGGACAACTGCGGTAAGATCTAAGTCATCACTCAAATCTACAGCCTGATTATCAATGTCAGACTGTGTCAATTGGTGGTTTAGATAGTATCGTTTAGAACCGTCCGGATGATTTTCACGAAACCACTGTAACGCCTCGTCAATACGATCGTCTAGTTGTTCTTCGTCTATGTTGACTTCGACTACCGGATGTCCTAAGGCACGTAGGCAGTAATCTATCAATTCTTCTTTGCTTGTTGAATACATGAATATAATCCAATATTAGTTACATACTATTTATACGTTTATTTATATGAAAAAGAAATGTAAAAAAAAGGGGAAACCGAAGTCTCCCCTTTATATCTTAGTTTTACTTTAAGATTAGTTAACAATAGTACCGTTTACATTATAAACATCGATACGGTAGTGCGAAGGTGATTGACTACCTAAATTGTTAGAGTCTGCAACGAGTAACGATGAAGCAGTTTCTACTGTGTCTATTTTGATCTCACCTGTTGCTGGATCATAAGTGATACATAGACCACCAGACAAAGCAGCTGCAGAAGCAGAGATTGCTGCAACTTGACCAGCATCAACATATGCTTTAGTTGCGGCATCATCAGCTGCAGAAGGAGCAGCTACATTTATGATTGCGTTAGTCTGCATATCTAATGTAGAATCTACCTCAACATTAGCAGCGTTCGGATCATATGTAACACCATACGTCCTAGCTGTTAAGTTAACAAGGTCTGCTGAGTGTCAAGTCTCTAATGCAGTAAGATTAGAAGCATTAGTTGCAATAGCAGTAGTATTTGCAACAAGGTCTGCTGGTTGTAACGCAGTATCAGCAAGAGCACCCTGTGCGAGAGTTGCAACGCCACCAGTGATCTGTGCTTCTAATGCAGTAAGATCAGCAGCAGTTGCTTTAGTTGCGATAGATGCAGTGATAGTTGATGCAAAGTTTGCATCGTCACCTAATGCGGCCGCCAACTCGTTAAGAGTATCTAAAGAAGCAGGAGCAGCATCAATGGTCGAAGCAACAACTTGATCCGCATAAGTCTGAGCTTCTGACTTAGCAGTTGCAATAGATGAGTTCATCTCAGTAGTAGTTGAGTATGGAGTCAAGTCAGTTGCAGGAATTGCAGCGATAGAGGCAGTTCTAGCAGTTGTCTCAGCAGAAACTAATGATTCTAGATTCGACTGTAATGAGAATCCACTAGACCAACTATAACGACTAACCTTCGCATATTTTGCAGCATAGTTATTCCAACTTGCTGAACTCTGATTCCTTGCAGTAATATAAACGACATCTCCGTCTTTATATAATTTACCACTATCATAATCAGTATTAATAGTAACGTCGGAAGTAGTAAAATCACCGGCCCAAGGATATGCCTTCACATTTCCTAAATAACCAGAACTGATTTTACCGAAGGTACCCCACCATAAGTGAGTGTCGTCTATAAACGTTATACCGCCAGACCCGACTCCGAAGCTATGAGAAGTTGCAACAGTATCAGTTCCTATAATCACTCTTTCGAAAGAGCCAACACTATTATAGCCGCCATCTATGCCATGTACGAAATAACCGTCGATCATGGCTCCGAAATGCGCCATGTTAGCTACACCGTTAAAGGATACTCCGGTATACGCTAGAGTTGATGAGTCGTATATGTACCATCGCCCGAGACGCTGACTATTCGAACCGTCGGCATAAGCAAACAGATCCAAGATATATAGATATCCTTGACCAGCGACTACCCTGTATCCAAAGTATTCATGCGATGATGCTTCGGTTTCTGGATCTAGTATCACGGTTGGTGCAGCACTTAAATTAGTCTCATCATAGACATAGACTTTACTAACTTGTCCACCACCATCGCCAGTACGAGAACTAAAGAATTTTCCAGAATCATAAGCCGCACTCTGGCCTATTTCCTCGCCCCCTGCACCATAAACTGACTGTATAAGAGTTATGTTATTTACGTCAGTTAAATTAAACCAATGCAACGCTCCTTCGGTACCGACACCGACAGTGTCATGGGCATATCGGGTAGCTACCATAAGAGTCTTGGTAGTTTCTGAGAATGCATAACTATAACCGAAACCAGCATTATCGACTGAGTGTGTCTGAGGGTAGGTCAGTTCAACAGGATTTGACATATCCGATTTAGGATATATCCACATCATACCTATGCCACCGTCATGGCCATTCGCGGAAACGAATAAGAAATCTTCACTTGAACCAAGTTGACTACCAAACTTTCCTTCGTCATGATCCCCTCCATTGGCGTTCCAAGAGGTATAATCGCTTGGTGCAGGAGTGAACAGATCGGCCAAAGGACTTATTGCCGGTACACTTGGAGTACCATTCAAGAACCCTTCGATAGAACTAATACTTGAAACGTCCGCCTTAGTAGCAAGAGCACCAGTAGTTGCAGCGTCATCAGCCTTAGTAGCAAGAGCAGTAGTAGTTGCAACATCGTCCGCTTTAGTAGCGATAGATGAAGTTACTGTTGATGCAAAGTTTGCATCGTCACCTAGAGCAGCAGCCAACTCGTTAAGAGTGTCTAGTGCGGCAGGAGCAGCATCTACGGTTGCAGCAACAACTTGATCTGCATAAGACTGAGCTTCTGTTTTAGCAGTAGCAATTGCAGCAGTCGTCTGTACAGTAGTTGAGTAAGGAGTTAAGTCAGTTGCAAGAATTGCGGCGATAGCAGCAGTTCTAGCAGCAGTCTCAGCACCAATCTCTGTATGTAGTTCGTTGATAGACTCTACTACCGAGCCTGAGCTAGTTTCTAGAGCAACAGGAACGTTGTATTCTGTGATAGAGATGTCATACAGTTGAAACGGATTCTGAGTAGGCCCTACTATTTGCATATATAATGTTGTAGCATCAGCAACAAAGAACGTACCCGACTCTGTCAGGACATCTCCAGTGCCTGGGGAATGATTATGGAAAGCTGTCTTGAAAGATGAAGAGTTGAAATCACCATAATTGTTATACGCTTGAGGACTCAGCGTAACAAAGGCACTCTCCTGATCGCCCGAAGTTCTTATTTGATAAGTTTTACCAACTTCGAACCCTGTTAGAGTCATTCTGGCAACCATACCATCAACATTTCTGGTGAATTGGACATTGTTCGAGTTAGTATTGATCGTACCATGTATGTAGTCCCACTTAGTATGGTCAATACCATCTACAAGTTCAGATCCACGACCTGACAGGCCTGAGACCAATAGATCTAATGCGGCAAAATCTGCAGCACCGGCAACGCCACTTGATAAAGTAGCCTGCATTGCAGTAATTGCAGTTGAGTTGTTCGTAATTAAAGTTTGAATGTCACCATCTTCGCTTTGGAAAAGAGAAACAATTTCTTGTAGTGTATTCAGGCTTTCTGGAGAAGTACCTAGGATCGCGTCTACTTGACTCTGTAGTGTTGCAATGTCGGATGCGACAATAGTTGCAACTGCTGCGGAGATAGCAGGAACGGTAACTATACCAGCTTCGGTTATTACAACTTGGTCGTTTACGGTTACTTCACCAGTAATCGCAGCGCCATTTTGTATTCTAAATTTCTTGTTAGAACTCATTTTTTAATACCTTTTTAAAATGTGTGAGGGGGTGGGGGTGACGTGAAGCCACCCCCGAATTATTAAATTATGCGTCGATATACGAAGCGGATACTGATACTACTGCACCAGCAATAGTAGCTGTATATGTCAACTCAATACTTGAACCGTTTACCTGAATGTCGGTATCACCAAGTACATTAGCACCTGTGAATAGAATACCGTACTCAGTTATATATGCGTCTGTTCCGTCATGGATAACTAGACATTCGCGAGTTTCGAATTCACCGTTACTTTCTACGGTGACTACGTACTTAGCAGAACGTGTAGTCACTTTGTTGAATGTAGAAACTACTGTAGCAGAAGTTCCAACAACAACATCGTTACCCTGTTCGAAGACTTTGATGTTATCAGCAAGAGTTTCAAGACCGACCGACTTAGGATCTAGTACACCAACCGAGTTAGTAGACTGAGCGATAACTACCGCTTGAGTTCCAACTGGGATAGCAGCCATGAAAGTAATTTGTTGATTAGCAGCATCAATCGTGTAGTGAACCGATGGATCCTGAATAACACCACCAACAAATACCATTGCGTTAGCTTCTACAGTGTAGAAGTTTAGAGCGAATGTGCTCTGTGCTCCGTCACCAGAAATCACCTGACGTTTTGCGTCATTGAATGCTAGTTCTGTAGGATCTATAAGTTCAAGACCTGAAAGGTCTGTCTTAACACGAGCAACCCAACCATTCTTACCAACATATGATGTATCAGCTACATCAGATATTTCGAGGAATGATTTAGCAGTGTCTATAGAGAATACACCATCTGTCTCAGATACCTTACCTTCTCCAGAAACATCAACTACACTTACTGCAGCATGTACTTTCGCAGCTGTGAAGTATTCGTTACTACCTTCTGGTAGATCCGAAGTTGAGAACTGAGAGATATGTTGAGCAGCAAGACCAGAAACTAATTGTCCCTTGTTTGCAGCATCGCCATTAGCAACACCATCAGCAAGACCAGTAATCTTGTTACTACCCATTGCTAGGACACCAGTCATCGCATCGCCAGACTTAGATACTAGTCCGTCAATTTGAGTCTGTAGACCTGAGTCAGCAGTTGCGAATTCACTACGTACTGCTGTATCACCAGCAATTCGATCAGTGATCTCTTGTGCAAGACCTGAAGCGTTAGTTGAGATACTAGTTTGGTTAGCAGAGACTAAACCTGTTAGGGTTGAATCAGCACCTTGGAACGCAGCAACTATCTCAGTTAGGGAGTCAAGAGCAGCAGCATCAGTATTAGAAGTGATGAAGTCTACTTGAGTCTGTAGTGAAGATTCTACGCCTTGTGCACGAGATGACTCAGATGCAATTGAAGCAGCGTTAGTGGTGATTAATGCACCGTTTGCAACTTCTGCAGCTGTAGCACGTACGATCTCAGCAGCTAGTCCAGTAGATACAACACCTTCCGCAGATCCAGCACGAGCAATTTCAGCAGTGATCTGTGATTGCAAGCTTGCATCACCAGAAACACGTGAAGCACTTTCGGTTGTGAGTGCAGTATCTAACTTCTTATCAGCGTCTGCTAGAGAAGTAGATGCATTAAGGTGAGTAGTAGTTGTTGGAGTATCGTATGTTCCATCAGCATTTACGCCAGCAGCAAGTTGAGTTGCAGACATTTCGCCTTCAACAACACCTAGTCGTGTATCTAGACCATTATCTGCGACTTGACGTGCAGTTGCTTCAGTAGTAATTTGACCAGCAAGTACGATATCAGCATTGTCACGTAGAGTTGCTTCACTAGCAACGATTCCGTCTGCGTAAATCTTAGCAGCGGCTTCGCCATCGTCTGCTTCGCTTTCTGCGTAAGACTGTGCAGATGCAAGAACAGCCGCGTCACGAGCAATGTAGTCTGCTTGATCAGTAGTTCTAAGTGCAGCAAGATCAGTACGGATCAGTGTGTCAGCAGCGGTGCGTGATACGATTTCAGATGCAAGTGCATCACTATCGGCATCGGCACGAGAAACAGCAGCGACAAGTCCAGCAGTATTAGTATCAACTTCACCATGAAGTTCATTGACTGCACCAGTAATGATTTGTGAAGTAGTATCGAAAACACCAGTACCTAACTTAGTTTCTAAGTCATCGATGTCACTCTCGTTAACTGTTAGACGACCACCTTGTAGTCCCTGTTCAGTTTCTAGAGCAGTTGCACGTGACTCAACAGCAGTTGCACGTCCTTCGACAGCATTCATTTCACTTTCTAGAGTAGCAACCTTAACCGCTTCTGCGTCTAGTTCAGAGTGGATCTCGTTGACTGCACCAGTAACATCAGTTGCGACAGTAGCAAGTACTGTAGAACCAATTTGAGTCTGTAGAGTATCAACATTACCTTCTTCGGTAGTTACACGAGTTTCTAATGAAGTTGCACGACCTTCTACTAAGTCCATTTCTGACTGTAGAGTATCGACATTTGCTTCTTCTGTAGTTACACGAGCTACTAGAGAATCAAAATCAGTAATAGAAGTGCCCATTTCTGAGTGCAATTCGTTGATTGCAGCAGATAGATCAGTTGCGACAGTGTCTAGAGTAGCAGAACCTTGCTTAGTTTCAAGCGCAGTTGCACGTGACTCAACACCAGTTGCACGTCCTTCGACAGAAGTTAGACGACCGCCTTGTAGACCCTGTTCAGTTTCTAGAGCAGTTGCACGTACTTCGACTGCGTCCATCTCTGTTTGTAGAGTATCGACGTTAGAAGCTTCAGTATCTAGTTCTGAGTGAATCTCATTGATTGCAGCAGATAAGTCAGTTGCGACAGTTGCTAGAGTAGCAGCACCTTGCTTAGTTTCTAGATCGTCAATGTCACTTTCGTTGACTGTAAGACGACCGTTCTGAGTACCTTGTTCAGTTTCTAGAGCAGTTGCACGTGACTCAACAGCAGTAGCGCGAGCTTCAACATCAGTAGTACGAGTCTCTAGAGAAGTTGCACGACTTTCGACAGAAGTTAGACGACCAGAGTTAGCAGTAATAACACCTGTTAGATCAGAATCAGCACCTTCGAACGCAGCAACGATTTCTGTTAGAGAATCTAGAGCAGCACCATCATCGTTAGAAACGATAAAGTCAACACGACTTTCTAGAGTTGTAACATCAGTACGTAGACCAGCTTCGATTCCAGATGCACGATTTACTTCAGCAGTAATTTGTGTCTGGTTGTCTGCATGGTCAGCAGCTTGTAGATTTGTTAATGCAAGAATGTCTGCATCATTTGCAGTGATTTGCGTTTGGTTAGAATCAACATCAGTACGTAGACCAGCTTCGATCCCTTCTGCACGTGATTTCTCAGTAGCAGTAGCGGCAGCGTTAACAACTTCTGCGGCAGTAGCGCGAGCAACTTCAGCAGTAATCTGTGCTTGGTTATCATCGTGGTCTGAACTTTGTAGAGTTTCTAGAGCAAGAATGTCTGCGTCGTTTGCAGTGATCTGAGTCTGGTTAGAATCGACATCAGTACGTAGACCAGCTTCGATTCCAGATGCACGAGTAGTTTCAGCAACAACCGCAGCTGCATTGACTACTTCCGCAGCAGTTGCACGTGTAACTTCAGCAGTAATTTGTGCTTGGTTATCATCGTGGTCACTTGACTGTAGAGTTGCAAGAGCAGAAATATCAGAATCGTTAGAAGTGATTTGTCCTTGTAGAGAATCGACCGAAGTCTGTAGACCAGCTTCAACACCAGATGCACGAGTTACTTCAGCAGTAATTTGTGTCTGGTTATCAGCATGATCTGAAGCTTGTAGAGTTTCTGCACTATCGATACGTGTTCCTAGAGCAGATTCTGCAGCTAGAGCACGAGTGTTCTCACCAGTAATAGTACCAGCATTTGCAGTAATGTTTACAGTATTAGTGTTTACATCAGTACGTAGTCCAGCTTCAACACCTTCTGCACGTTGACGTTCTGTGACGACTGCGGCAGCATTAGTTGCTTCAACACCTTGTGCACGAGTAACTTCAGCAGTGACTTGAGTTTGAAGACCAGTATCAGCAAGAATTCGAGCAGCTTCTTCAGCGTCGATTTGACCTTGTAGACTTGAATCACCAGATGCACGAGTAACTTCTTCTGCACGTAGATCGATTTCATTCTGAGCAGCAAGAGCTTCAACTGTCGTCATTTCACCTTCTAGTACAGTAGTACGTAGAGATAATGCGTCATCCGCAGCTAAACGAGTTGCTGCTTCAGCAGAAACCTGTGCAGTAGTGAATGCAGTTGCTTCTGATTTTGTAGTTGCGATACGAGCAGTAACAGTATTACCAACAGTACCGTTTACAGATGCGTCACCGATAAGTGAAGCGTCTTGTGCATCAGCGTGTGCTTCAGCAGCTGCTTGATGTGAGTCTGCTTCTTGATCAGTGTATGCTTTTGCCGATACAAGAGTCGCGGCATCAGCAGCGATACGGGCAGTTTCTTCAGCAGTGATTGCAGTTTGTAAACCAGTATCAGCAGTTACGAGTTGACGCTTCAGCAGTGATGTTAGTTTGCAGAACAGATTCAGCACCTGTAGCACGAGTGTTCTCATTAGAGATTGCAGTAGTGTTAGAAGCAACTAGAGCAGACATGTCCGAGTCAGCATCTTGGAACGCACTAACGATTTCTGTTAATGAATCTAGAGCAGCAGGATCAGTATTAGTAGTGATAAAATCAATCTGTGTCTGTAGAGCAGAATCGCCAGCGATTCGATCAGCAGTTTCAGTTGAATCAGCACTTACTAAAGAAGCAAGTTCAGTATCGTTAGAAGTGATCTGTGCCTGTAAACCAGACTCAGCAGCTTCTGCACGTGTCTTCTCGACAAGTACTTTAGCAGATGCATCAGCAGCGGCAACGCTTTCTGCACCAGTCTTAGAAGATGCAATTCGATCCGTTAGAGTATTGTTTGCAGATCCGTCTACAGTAGCATCACCGATATGTAATACGTCTTGTGCTTCGGCGTGTGCCTGAGCAGCATTCTGTGCAGTAACGATGTCGGCAGCGATATCAGTACGAACCTGAGTATCAGCGACAGCACGAGCATTAATTTCGTCTGTTAGGTTAGATGCGTTTGCAGCTTCTGCGCCAGTAGCACGAGTAACTTCATCTGCGAGGTCTTGTGCGATAACTGCTTCTGCAGCTCCAGCACGAGCAACTTCAGCAGTAACTTGAGCTTGAAGAGATACAGTGGCTTGTTCTTCTACAGTAACACGAGCAGACAATGCAGTATCAGCAGCGATACGAGCACTTTCTTCTGCACTTAGTAGAGAAGTGTTTGCAACTTCTGCCGCAGTAGCACGAGCAGTTTCTACTGCAATTGCAGTTGCATTTTCAGTCTCTTTACCAGTTGCACGTGCAGTTTCCGCAGTGATTGCGGAAGCATTAGCAATGATAGAACCTGATAATACGTCATCAGCATCTTCGAATGCTTGAATTACTTCAACAAACGAATCAATTGCACTTTGGTCAGTGTTGCTTAAGATGTTATCAATACGTGTAGAAAGACCAGCATCAGCAGATACAGACGCTGCTTCAATTGAATCTTCACGTAGTGTTGCACGAGTTGCTTCAGCAGTAATGTTAGATTGTAAGGTAACGTCCGCTTGAGCACGAGTAGATGCTTCTGCGTCGATGTTAGATTGTAGTAAAGTCTCAGCAGCTGAAGCACGGTTAGTTTCTACTAGTACAGATGCAGCGATATCGCTTGCAACCGCAGTAGAAGCACGTGCGTCAGTGAAATATAGGTTAGTTCCTTCTGATAAATCAGTTGTTGAGAATGATGCAAAAAATGCGTCTGCACCAATCTTCTTTAATGAGTCAGTACCGACATCATAAAGAAGGGTAAAACATTGTGCTGGATCGATCATGCCTGTAAGGGTGGTTTGTCCCTGTACTGCACTTTCATCTAGCTTGGTATTTAGTACTGCTTTATCCGCTAGTGCTGCGGATTTAATCTGCCTAAAAGCCATTAGGTATCTCCTAGATTATAGTTGAGTGGTTGATTGTATTATAATTAAAATATTTAATAATATATTAACGAAATTTAATATAGATATCCGTTCCTACTGGAGGGATCTCAAAAAACTGTATAGTGTCTTCGATAGTCTCATAGATTTCTTCGGGGTGTTGAAGAACGTCATTGACCCAAACGTCGATCAAATCGTCACGAGTCGGGGTTCCATTCAGGGTGAATAGTGCAGTGTCGCCTAAGGCAGTTATAGATTGTGCTTCTGGTATAACTGTGCGACCACTGGTTGATGATGACGTACCTTCTATTAACTCGAATAATTGAGTTTCTTGCCCAGGCTCAGCTGTAACTTGTACTTCCTTGGACTTAGCTAAGTTGAAAAGACTTTCGGCGAGTATACGGTTTATAGATTTATTATTGATATTAATCATAAGATGTATTACTATGTGATAGTTTGAATACCAATGTATTTATACTAAATTAAATCTTTGTACGGTAACTAACTTAATAAAAATACTCATTATAGCACAATCCAATAGTGTATAGGCAAGTGTATGCTATACTATAGAAAACTATGTAGTTTATTATAGGGGACTATGTAATTGTTATGAATTTTGTAGCGCTGCAAGGTCACTGTCTAATGACGCAAGTCTTGCCTCTAGTTCATCTATTTTAGTTTGGGTGGTAACTGCTTCACCATTTAGTGTGTAGGAACCAAGAAGTTGAACACCTGAATCGTCCAGTATAAACCTATCATCATTAAGATATTGTATCTTGAATTTAGCACCATTGAATCCCATATGTTTTAATATGGTATCTACGCTATTGTGATAGAATCTGGTTTCTTCGTCTGTACCTACTGTAAATGCAAAGTGATCATCTACGATAAGGTCGTTACCAAGAGAAACAC